GAGCCATAGTTCCTTTGGTCGCCGCGCCGTTACCACGGGTGACGATACCGGATGTCTTTGTGGTTTCGTTACCAGCAGCCTTGCTGATGTTGCCAATAGACATATTAACGGTGTCAGCTTTACTGCGGTTGGGGGGAGAACCGGGGTTTGTAGACGCAACAACAGGCGCACCACTCATGGTGTGTGGCTTGGCGTATGCAGAAGCAGGTAGATTGTTAATCTTGGCCATGTTATTTCCCCTGATTCTTAACTTTGGCCATACCGCGACCATACTGCATCATCATCTCATTGGTCTTACCGCCCTTGGCAAGCTTTGTAGGCGCTTTGCCGGGGTGCATATTTTTCTCGTGCTTGCCGACAGCAGACTTAATCATCTTCTTGTCTTGGGCTAAATCTTTCTTGTCCATATTAGACTCCTTAATTTACTGTAACTGTACCAACAAACGTCGTTGCCACCAAGTAGTTTGGCGTGAGAGCAACATCAAAATTACTCGACCCACCCACAGGGTTCCAACCCCACTGAACATCCCGCGAACCACCAGTTAAACTGCCACTAGCGTTAGTCCCTGCCGTGACGTACGTTGTGTCCTTGCGCGGGTTACGCACAGCCTGTGGATCATCTACTGGGTACATGCCCAACTGCAACTGCGGCTGATCTGGATCCCAACACACTGGGCACACCATCAAATTGTAAAGCTTTGTCTTGATAACTTCTTTTTTCAAAGCCGTTAATTTAAACTGTTGGCCGCACCTATCGCACATGGCGATACTGTTTTTACCCGATGCAAACCTATTGCCCATTTACGTACCACTACCAATAAACATCTGCCTCGGAACAAAACGAACCGAAGCTTTTTCCCTGTCCTCATCAGCGGCCAACTGCCAAGCTTCATCGTACTGTTGTTTCAAGACGGGTAGGCGATCAGCGCCGCCTTCAATCTTAAGAGCCAAGTAATAGGCTAAGCCTGCCACCATACAGGGCAGGAAGCGGAAAGGTACATCCATCGTGCGTATGCCGCCGCCAGCATCATCAATACGGCGCATGCGCCAGTAAACAAACTGATACGTTGCAGTATTGTCTGGGGTTGGCCAGAGGGTCACAGAGGGAAGATTCTGCGTGTAGACAGCCACGCCTGTTGAGTGCGCGGCGGCGGTTGTGCCGTTTTGCCCACGGAAGCAGTTAGTAAGCACGTTGCCAGAGATGTAGCCGTACTGCACTGTCTCGTTTTCAATCAATAAGAACCCTGTAGCTGGAAGTCCAGCCACTGAAGTTAAGGTGATGGTAGTGGCCGTAGCTGTGATACCGCCGTTAAGCGTGGTGCCAATCGAAGAAGTCTGGCCGTCCAAACGCTGATACCACACCTGAATTGGGCGGGCTTGTTGCAGTTTGTTGGGGATCGTGGCATAGGTAGAAACACTGATACGCGTGATGGTCAGATCAGCCTGCGTGGATGCGCTACCCGCGCCCGTGCGAATCACATGCTCTAGCAAGTCCACTGTATCAGTTGGCAATGCGTAGCTGTTTAGACCCGGAGTCAGGTTAATCGTACCCTGCTCAAACGTCCACATGTTGACACCACGGTTTGCCCAATCAGCAAACATCAAGTTCAATGAACGACGGGCTGTACGTAAGTCGTAGCCCGTACGCAACTCCGAACCAGCGCGCTCAAACGCTTCCTCAACCAATTCATTAAGGTCAAGGTTAAACGCTGCGGTTCCTGAAGTGGTCATCTAAAGCCTGCCGTTTTCTTTGCAATCGTTTTAGGTTGCGCTACGAATTGTTTTCCGGCTTTTTTGCCAGCACGTTTCGCACGCGTTGTCGCAGCGTACTCAGCAGGGCTGAGACTTTTGATCGCAGCGCTTGGAAGGTATCTTTCACCAGTGTCAGAAGATTTTTTACCACTTTTGGTTCTCCATTTTTGGTCGCCCCAATCCTTCAATGATTTCTGAGGCGCTTTCAATCTCGGTAACCTCCGCCTGCCGCCTTGTACTTCTTGGCAACAAGCTGAGCTTTACGCGCTGACCACTGACCTGCACCAGTACCCTGCGTTGCTGCGGCTTTTACTTGAGACACAATCCTCTTGCGAAGACTCGGCTTTGTGTAATTGCCAGCCGCATTCACCTTCCCACCCTCTTTGTACTGGGTAAAGTCCGTGTCGTCCCGCCGGGCTTTCTTGACGCCCTTGGGCATTTTAGAGGGGGAGATGTCCCCCATACCGCGGCTGGCCATCATGGTTTAGCAGGCTTTGCCGCCCATGTTCATTCTGACCATTGTGCCTTTGGTCTTGCCTTTTGTAGCAACGCCATCAGCACGTTTCGAAGCAGAACCGCCATTGGCCATACCGCCTTTTTTCATGCCTTTACCGTCACCAATAAAAGCGGGTTTACCGTCTTTCATGGGCATACCGCCACCGGCCATTTTAGTTGCGCCTTTTTTCTTGGCCATTATTGCCATCATGCCTGCGTTCATCTTAGCCATAGTATCACCACCTTTAGAAAATTTGCGGCTTTTGTCCGCTTGGTTAAACTCTTTACCCACGGACTGTGGGACTCCTACTTTCTTAGCAAACGATGGGTTGTTAGCCACCGCAGCCATGAAATTGTGTTGCTTCTTACTCGTCGACGGCATCATCTGCCTTCTTGCGTTTAGTCATTTCACGAACAGTATCAGACTCCCAGATGCGAAGACCGAGGTAGATGATCGTGAACAGTGAAGCCAAAGGCGGTAGCCACGTAGCCATAACACCAACAGTCGTTAAGACTGCCGCGCCATCTGCAACTGCTTTAGCTGTGTCGTGCTGAGTCATACCATCCGCCCTTTTGTCTTGCCTTTTGTAGCGCAGCCATCAGCCGCAGTTACATAGCCCCCATCCTTGCAGTTCCACGCCCTCAAAGACTTATTGATCCGTGAATCCGGATCGTTGGCTGTCTTTGCGCTGGTCAGCTTCTTCTTCATGCCTTCCATTCGGGCGCAGAAGGAGTCGCGGCGTGAGCCGCCCTCGGGTTGAGGACGCTTCAATCCGGGTTTCCCGGGGTTGGCCGCGTTGTACGAGGCCCGTCCCTTGGCGTTCAAGCCGCCCTTCTCGGATTTGCCCTCTTTCCTCTGCCATGCTGGACTCTTAGCCATAGTAAATGTTCGCAGAAAGTAAATTACTCATGCTCAGATAGATACCATTTCTTGCCAAAATACCCTCTCCGGGAATTAAAGCAAAATTACCAAACAAGTCAGACGCACCTGTATCGTAACTAGCAAGCCACAAAGATGCGTATGCCGCCACTGTTCCAGCAACAACAGTTCCAGAGTTAATGTCTGTAACCGTAAAAGTGTTTGCGCCTGTGCGTGTAATTGTGTAATTACCGTTTGTGCCAGATGACCCGCTTGCTGTTGCAAACGTAAGCCCGACTACATCTCCAGTAGCCAGTCCGTGCGCGGTCTTGGTAACAGTGATAAGCGTGGCCGCCCTCTCGTACGTAGCGGCAACGGGTGCTGTAGTCGTGTCAAAGATATCCAGTGTTCCAGCCGTGGCTGTACCAACCATAGACACAGCTTTAAGCCTATTGCGCCCCAAAACAACAAAACCAGAGTTGTTAAGGTGGCCCGATTTAACGTCTGTTTGCATCATAATCAATCTCCTTTAAAAACGGGGCCGAAGCCCCTTGAGTTGATTAGGAATCTGCAAAAGGTGTGGCAACAGTGCCGGAACCAATAACATTTCCGCTCACCATGTATTTGTTAGCCGCAATTGCAACGATTTGAACCCATGTGCCAGCAACGCCGCCGGTAGTTGTACCGTTCAAGTTGATAAAGTCATTGGAAGAACCGTTGGCAGAAAAGCCAACAACTGCGCCAGATGTATCTGAATCAATAGAGATCACAGCGCCAACGTACAAGTCGCTAGAACCAGAAGTTGTACCAATCTTCAAAGAGCTTGTAGAGATGGTAGTAGGAACCCAGATTGTGTAAACAACACCTTCGTTGTTAGCTGTGCTTGGGTCTTGACCGGGGCCAGATGTTGTGGAGTTAGCTGATGTGTTAATTGTGGGCAAAGTTAATGTCAATGCCGCCGCCAACGAACCACCAATAGAAATGATGCGACCACCATGATCTTCGGGGGTTAATGTGGTGCTTGTCGTGATCTCAACAACAGTCGCGGGGCCTTGTTGATATAAACCGCCCAATGAACGAAGTGGGCCTTGAAACGTAGTACGTGCCATGATTTTTCCTTACATACAAGTTAAGTGCATCAGTCTGTATGTCGTCAGCCGGGACTGTCTAATGCACCGGATAAGCCCGGAATGGAGTCAATATACACCAAAAGAAAAAGGGGCACAAGGCCCCTTTTCAAATATTTCCGAAGAAATATTAGGTTGAACCGGGGGAGCCAAAGACGCCCAATGGATCAGACCAGCCGAACGAATAACGCTCGCGGGCTTTGTAACGAACGTTCCCAGTGTCGAAGTCTCCATCCATTGACGTAGACAAGGCCATACGTTCAAAGTGCTTCAAGCCGTTAGGAACGTCTGTGCACAAGAACCAAGCGTTTGTGTCGGTCAAGTAGTGGTTAATTGCGTAACCTTCAGGGATTGAGCCGTTGTTCTTCAACGCGTTGATGTCGTTGTCAGCAGTACCAACACGGAGGTTAGTCTCAAGCAAACGAGTAGCAACGAACTGAAGTGCTGGGGGCACAATCAATTTTCTAGGCTTAGCGGCGATCAACAGACCACGCTCATCAGTCCAAGCAGCGATCTGAATCACAGCGTTTTCCAACGATGTTTCATTCAAGTCAGAGTTGGTTGAAGGACGATTGCTGTTGGTGCCACCAGACACCAGTGGGTGCGCTGTGCTGAACAAAGGCACGCCATCACCACCGTAATAAG